TAGACCACGAATGCCACAGCGAAGAGCCTACTCCAAAGTACCTAGTTTTTGTAGAAGGTTAGGATTGAAAGGTGGTGATGAACGATTACTTAGGCAGTTGTTCAAAGACGAAGACTTCGCTAAGTTTGCCAAGACTAGGTTGAATAATGCAGAATGCAGAATACTAGGTCTTGGTGAGAAGAAGAAAAGAAAGAAGAAAAGGAAAACAGTAAAGCCAATGGCTTTGGGGGAATTCTAATGGCAAGCGTTGTAGTCATTAGGCACTTAAAAAAATACTTAAGAAGTGGACCTAAAACAACGGATGAGATTTACAATCATCTTAATTCTAAACTAAAGTGGGGCATTACTATGCCCGAACTTAGTAAGATATTACCTAGATATGCCCGTTTAATTTCAATCGAAGAAGGTTGGAGGAATATAAATTGAAACACATAAGATTAACAAATAAAATAAAGACCTACTTAAAAGAAAACGGACCAAAAAATACTAGAGAAATACAGGTTTATTGTTCTAGTTTAAGGAATAAAAAGACTGGCTCAAGGTCCAATGTAATGTTTCATCAAAATATGAATGTGATTGGAAACCTAATGCGAAGAAAATACTTCGTAAAGATTGGACACGATAAAGACATTGCCTTGGATATTTGGGAAATAAAGGAGGAATACAAATGAAACATAAAAGATTGCAGAATAAAATAATCAAACTACTAGAAAACGAAGGGAAGCCGATGAACACCAAACAAATTGTAGACTATTTATCTACATTGAAAACAACTCAAGTTGTCAAGAATAAGAATACCATCTACCATTACGAATCGGAAACTACCTTTTGGCAACAACACAAAAGAGTGGTGGGTCAAATAATGAAGAGAAAACAATTTGATAACTTAGGCTATGATGATGAAACTAGAACTAGTGTTTGGGGATTGCGAGGTGTAGCGTATGCTATGGACTGAAAAGTACAGACCAAGTAAATTATCCGATGTTCTAGGACAAGAGCATTTTGTCATGGATGCTGAACATTGGGTATTGAATAAAGAATGTCCTAATCTTTTGCTTTATGGTAATTCGGGAACTGGTAAAACAGGAGCCGCAGTTGCCCTAGCAAATGCTATTCTAGGAAAGGATGCACTCTCAAATTTCTTTGAGATAAACGCTTCCGATGATAGAAGGCTAGAAACTGTTAGGACTAAAATAAAAAACATTGCACAGGAGTCTTCGATTGGAGATGTACCCTTTAGAATAGTCTTATTGGATGAGATGGATGGTATGACTAATGATGCACAAAACGCACTTAAAAGATTGATGGAGCGTTATGAATCAAATATACGATTCATCATTACTTGTAATAATCGGAACAAGATTATCTATGCTCTACAATCTCGTTGTGCTAACTACTTCTTCAAAAACCTCACTTTTGAAGTGATTGAAGAAGCAATTGTCAAAATCCTAGAGTCCGAAGGACACCCTGCGCCCGAAGAAATAAGGCAGTTCATATACTCCTTCAACGGTGATATGAGAAGGACACTTACCGAACTACAGGCGTCAATCGCATCCGGCATACGACTGACGACTCAAATCGAAAAAGGCCTAAAAAAGTACGAACAGATTACAATGAACATATTGAATAACAATCCAAACGAAGCACTGAAAAATCTACACAATCTAATCTATGAAGGAATCTCCACTAAGGAGATTTGTATAGGGTTGCATGATTATATCGTTTCTTCGGAAATGGATAGCAACAAAAAACTGAAATTCCTACGAGTGATTGGTGAAGGAGAATGGCGTTCCCACAACATGACCCCTAAATTACTTGTATCATGGATGGTGGGAAACTTACAATAGGAGGTAAAAAAAATGCAAAACGAAATAAATAAAGCGGCAGAGAAGTTAGGCATCTCGGAAGAAGATGCACAACTGAAATTTGAAGAGATATGCAAAACGAATGGTGTAGAAACCGACTCGACCCTAGCAAAGGGTCTGTGGCGAGCCTACGCTCATCAACAGATAAGCATGAAAAAGAGAACGAACAACAACACCGAGCGTAAATCCTTTGGAAATACGGCTTTCGGTTTCTTTGTTTCCCTAGAGGAACCTAGAGATATGATGGCCTACAACCGAAGAAAGGCGATTGAAGAGTGGAAGAGAGATGCTTACAAGGCTTACCAAGATGGCTTTGTCGCAACTGTTGAAGAAACCGAAGATGGCAACTACACTGTTAGTAGAGTGTTCGATGGAGAAGAACAGACTAGAACTCTAACAGTACTAGCAGAAGGAGCGGAAACCTTAGACGACGGAACCATTGTAATTCCTTTGGATGTTACTAAGCGTTATACTAACGGTGGAGAAAACAAGAACTACGGTAAGCCCTTGGCTAAGGAACTAATGCGACGAAGTGGAATTTTTGTCGGAAAGGTTGGTGATGATAGCGACTACCAAATGTATCACTTCTCTTACAAGAATCAAAACGGTGTTGACTTCTTACCAAGAACCTTTGAATTCATCCACATGCCAGTCATTAAGGATAGTAATAGAGAAGGCTACATCTACGGCTACACTAAGAAGACTCTAGAAGGTTGGGAATACAATGCAGAGATGGACCCCGAAGGTGACAACCACAGGGAAACTCCAATGACTCCATATCAATTGGCTAGTAGTGTTTTAGCAGACAAGATAGTTTCACTATCTCTTCTTGACGATAGACACATGGAACAGCGTGACCTACCATCAGTCGAGAGATTTGTGATTACTATGGGTACAGTGTGTAACATGAACATGACCCCTACTTCTAACGGAAATAGAATCTTGAACATTACTGACCTTAATGCAGACTTCGACTACGATACTGATGGAATGACTACTTGTTGGGTTCCTCAACATATCGAAATTGACTTTGGTATTGGTTCCGAAATTGTTGCTGTTGGTCGTACTTCTATGCGAGAAGGTGACGATGGCATGGAACCTTCTACAATCAACATGTCCGGTCTTTTAGTGACTGAGAGAAAGGGACAAGTCGTTGAGATTGCTGACGATGAAGAAGAAAACCTTGATTGGTTTTAAGTCGGCTAATTAACTCTAATGTGCGTGTGCAAGCAAGTTACCATACAATGTTGCTCAAGTGGGTGCGAAGCCCACTAACACGGTGAAAACTATGACGGAACTAACAATAACTGAAACGATGATTAAAACAAGCAGGGCAATTATTTCTTTTAGGAATATTGCTCACATTTCTTGGAAGGAAGATAGAAAATACAAAGCAGAAATAAAAAATGATGAATTATTCTACGATGTTAGAATTTATTCTAATGCGGACGCTATTCGACAAATTATGAATGAAGCAGAATTTATCAAACTACTGGCCAACTATACTAATTGGGTGAACTCTAATGAGTGATACTATTAGTTTTGAAGAAGGTTTTCTTACTAAAGAAAATACTTGGACTGTGTGTATGACTGATATTCAGTTTATCACATGGAAAGAAAACTACGAAACTGGTAGTTATTTTGTTAAACTCCATATCGGAGATAAAGAAACAAGACTACAATTAGACACAGAAGAAGAAGTGGAAGAACTAGTCCGAGAATGGACAAAATCAAAAGGTGAATAAAAATGCAAAAAAGAAAAGAAGAACAAACGGAGATTGACATTGATAGCATGAGGGCTAAGATTCTAGCACAAACTAAGATGGCTAAGGATGCTCCTAGGAGAATGCGACTAGGAATAGAAGGAGATGCTAAGACTGGTAAAAGCGGAATAGCAATGGATACTGATAAGCGAACTTTCTACTTAGATGTAGATGATGGCGGAGTACCAACATGGAAAGCAAACCACGATTCTACTGAAAGAATTACTATCTACAATCCAGCAGAATATGGAGAAGATGGAGAACTACTACCATACCAAACACAAGGAAACATTAGGTCATTTATTGCTCTAGCAAGAGAAGCGGCTAAGACAGAAGAGATTCTATTTGTTTGGGATGGAATTGATACATGGCTTGAGTACTGTACTCTTTACATGACAGGAATGGAGAATGCTAGAATGCGCCCTATGAAGACAGCAAAGCAACAAGATTGGTGGCAACGAAACAATCCTTTTAGGCAGGTTCTAAAGGAAGCGAAAGCGATTGACTGCGACCAAATTTACATTACTCACACTAAGCCACCTTTTAGAGATGAAGACCCACAACCAATTTGGAATAAATGGGACTCTCATCTTTGGAGTGTAATACGAACTACACAAAGGAATACTGTTAAGGGAATGGAATACGAAGCCTATGTGAAGAGTAGTAAGTATTTCCCTACTCTCTTAAATAAGAGATTCAATGTCTTGACCGTTAGCCGAGAAGGTGAGGTTACATGGAAGGGCCTAGACTGCGTTAAGAGTGGTGATATTTGATGCAACTTAGAGTTGAATCAAAAGAACTTCTAGATGCAATTACAAGTGTGA